TCGACATCAGCGTCGTTTTCAAATTCTTTGTTAAAATCAAATTCCTGAGACATTTGTTTCACCCAAACCTTTCTGTTAATATAATATTATATCATAAAAACCGCTACCTGACAAGGAGTGGTTGTTATTTTTGTTTTAGTTTTGTATGAACATCAAACTTCTCCTCAAGCTCGAGAGGAGATTTTGAGCGACCCAACTTTTGAAACTCACCATCTCTAAGTTCGTAAAGATAGTAAGCGTCTCGTTGGGGTTTGGCGGTTAAAATAAACATCAACTCACCAGAAGATGTATAATAACTCGTCCAAACAGTTTCACCTCGTGGATACTTTGGTTTACTCATTTTGCTCACCACTTAACACCTTAATCGCTGATGCCATAATCTTTGCAGCATCAAAAATCTGTTCGTCTGTTAGATAATGTGAGAAAGAAACCCGTATGGTACTTCGAGCTGCTTCTGGACTTAAGCCAATAGCAAGAAGCGTTCTGCTTGGTTCGGACTCGTGACTTCTACACGCAGAACCGGCAGAGACACAAACCCCTTTTGTGTCAAGATATAACACAAGAGTTTGTGCATCGACTCCATTTACTCGTAAACTTAAAATCTTACCTGTACGGTCGTAATGAGAAACATTGGGAGAAATCGCGTCCATTAAACCGTATTCTGTGCTAAGTGTCCCTAACAGTACATAGTAAAATAAAGTCCTGAGATAAGAAACTCTATCGTGAATTTCTTTCTGATTGTTTTGGATTAACTCACAAGCTTTTCCGAACCCAACAATTCCTGCCACATTTGCTGTACCACCGCGCAAACCAAATTCTTGTTCAGCGCCACCAGTAATCAGCGAATTAAGCATAGAACTATCTCTCACATATAAAGCACCTACGCCTTTTGCACCGTGTATTTTATGAGATGAAATTGACAGGAAATCACACCCGAGTTCTTCGACATTGATTTTAACCGTGCCGAGTGCTTGGACACAATCGGTGTGTAATAACACGCCGTGCCTATGACATATCTCAGCAATCTTATCAATATGAGTTGTAGAGCCGAGTTCGTTATTCACATACATCAAAGACACAAGTCCTGTGTTCTCGTTAATAGTTTGGCTTAATGTTTCTGCTAAACCAAACGGAACACTACCATCGGACGCAACTTCTAAAAATGATACATCAAATTCAAGTTTGGTATTCATTTCTTGAACTGTATTCAATACGGAGTCGTGTTCAACTTTAGAAGTAATTAAGTGCGTTTTGTTGTTCGCTTTTAAGTAAGGAGCCAAACCCTTGAACACAAGATTGTTTGCCTCAGTTCCTCCAGAAGTAAAGATGATTTGTTCGGGCTGTGCGCCGATACAATCGGCGACTTGCTTTCTTGCAGTCGCAACTGCTTCTGCTGCTCGTCTGCCGAGAGCATACAAAGAACCCGCATTTCCGAACTCGTCTGTAAGGTAAGGCATCATCGCCTCAAGAACCTCTGGTGCGATTTGTGTAGTCGCAGCATTATCGAGATAAATCATTTGCTTCACTCCTTTCGCGAAAGATACTATCACTATAGTATTTCCTCAAATGGTCAATTTTGTGTTGCGTTGCAGTCCAAAATTGGACATCTCATTTTCAACAAGAACAGTTTTTTATTTCTTCCTGTAGTATTTTGCGGTAATAATCGTGAGATGCAAAATGACCGTATCGGTCTTCCTCGATATCTACCCACGACTTTGATGTCAGGCGAATAGTTGCGCGGTCTCCTGAAGTAGCAGATGTCACAACGACATAAGGATAATATGGAACACAGTCAGCCAAACAAGTAAGCTTAAGAGGTTCGTCACTATCTCCCACATAAACCTCGCTCTTTAAAATTTTATCCAACCCAAAGATTTCTATTTCGTCACAGAAATCGCATTTACCAGAGAACCTACTCATTCGACTCACGCCCTTCATCAAACTCTAAAACTATTTGAGTCAGCGCGCCGCAACCATCACACCACTCAAGATTTTCAGAAAGTGTGGTATTATCTTCGTTAGCGTTCGGTTCAAAACCCTGCAAACATTTAAGACATAACTCTGCCATACCTACACCTCTTTATCCGAAACTCTGCCTTGCATCATATTCGTTGTCGTAGAATTTACAACCCCAATATGTCAATCGCAAGATATCTACATACTGTTCTCGCTCTTTTGGATTTTCGGCAACCCATTGTTGAACAGCCTCACGCAGATTACCAGCTTCGTATGTTCCTAAATAAGATGCCGTACTTGAATTACCTGTGCATTGATAACCCTCAACCCATAAGTCAATATGGTGAGTGTCAATATGACCGTTAATTAAACTCACGCTGTTACTCATCATTTTGTACCTCCATTGGTTCAAAGTTAATCTTATCTACACAACCACAACAAGGCATATCATCCTCGTCGGTATCGTAGTAAGCACAGTCTTCACAGGTTTTGAAGTAGGTCTCTACGCTTTCAAAACGCTCGTGTCGTTTGATTTTATCAGCACACTCATCGCACCAAGGAGAAATCCAACCCAAAGAAATCTTTGTTGCAGGTTTGCCGCATCTAATACAAGTGCGTTGAGAAAGCTTAGAATACTTAGGGATAATCTCTCTAAGTATCTTTTCTGTTGCTCCGAAATCGTACCAACATAAAGAACCGTACTTCTCTTTAATCTGTGAAATTCTGTATTTATCGAGATAATCCACTCTGATTAACTCTTCGCGGATTTCCTCACACATTTGTTCACCGAACGCAATACGCCAGCCCTCTGGCATAGCATCAAGTTCGGTATAATGGTAATCGTAATCGTCAGAAACCTTGCCAGTCCAACGATTGCGCGGTAGAAGAAATGGGTATCGTTCTATAAGTGCTTTATTCTTTTGGATATTACTCATATACTGGTAAGAAAACCTTTTCGTTTGTAAAGAGGACTTGGTTGATAAGTGACCTTGCGGTAGGGTCTTCATCTTTTTCGATAATACCCAATAAGGTTTCGCACCAATCTCCGCTTAAAAAATTTCTGATTTCATCAAGTGAGTATGCAGGTTTTCTACGACGGCAAGGATTGTCGGTTTGTAACGAGGTATGACTCGTAGAATATGTATATCCAGACTCAATCAATTCATTATAATCCTCGAATGTCTGTCTGAAAATCGCATAAATTAAAGTTTCAAAACCCATTATGTATTCTCCCTTCGTGACAGTTCATTTTGTACTTCCTGTAGGAAGTTTAACCACGCTGGTTTGTCAATGGTTTCGCTACCGTATCCTACGCCGAAACTCTCAGCCTCACGAATGTCGCGTTCCATACAAACCAGAGTTCGTTTGGTGAGATGAGGTAGTAACGGTTTGATGTAACTCATCACCGTATGCGGCATATAAGTTTGTCTACCGAGCGAATATCGCACGGCACAATTCAAAACACACCCAAAATCATCGTCGTTCGCGGCGACCACTGGGACACCTTTGAATTTTCCAATAAATCCGTCCATATTGCACCTCAAATCTATAAAGTAAAAAGCCTCAAATCTCTACACCGGCTAACACGCATAAATTTGTGCAAATTGTTCAGTAATTTCCTCACACAAATCATTGTGTAAGTCAACTGTTGCGTGCTCATTCCACCAATACAGCTCAACGGTCTTTCGGAATGTGTCGATATATACATTCGGTCCCCCACAGGCAACCATCAGTCTTACGCCACGAATTTCCTTATCACTACCTATGTAGTAGATAGTATCAAAGACTTCATCGAAATAATCGTATAGAGACATCTGCTCCAAATCGTCAGGGTCTTCAATCTTGCATCCGCAAGGAAGAACAAAACCCTCGTCGGTTTCTTGAAGCTCGTCCACATCAGGTATATGTATGAGTTCATCACACTCGGGGCATCTGTAAACCTCGCCGTTGTAATACTTTTCAAGTTCACGACGAATATGTTTGCAGTAATCTAAGTTTTCGTCTTTCATACTAACACCTCTATTCCGCTAACGCTTCGCCTAAAAACCCGATGGCTTCTTCTATTGCTATTGAAGCTTCGTCCCAGCCAGCGTTTTTATCAGAGAAGACTTTATACAGAATGTCATACGCCTTTTCTACAGGATTATATTTAGGCTGCTTTGGTAAAGAGCTTAATATATCCTGCAATGTCGGTTGTTTGAGGATTTCTCTCTGATAATGAGCACATCCATCCCTAAAAGGCTCATCAGTCACATCGCCACACCGTTGCGAGCCACATAATAAACAATGCTTTTCTCTAAATTCTTCAAGAGTAATAGTGCTCATTCAGATACCTCCGTTAATTTAAAATATCGGTAATAACACCTAAAGCCAACGCTTCATCAAAATGCATATACCAATCCTGTTTCTTGGTTTTGTTTTCATCCAACTGTGCCTGTGTGATTTTAGTGCGCTCAACAATGAATTTCTCGTTTGCCGACTGTAAGTAATCCATCTCAACACGGTCTTCTACAAGGTCTTGGTATTTACCGTGTCTATAACAATTCATCTGATGACACATAAAAGTGGAATGTTGTGTCGCAAATCGTTTGTGACCGGCAAGGAATATTTTAAACCCAGCACTCATAGCGTATCCTGTGCAATAGGTATATACTGGAGTTTTGGAATTTAAAATCACATCAATTAAAGCCCACATATCGTATGCTTCTCCGCCAAATGAGTGGATATAAAGGTGGATAGGCTTACGAGCAAAGCCAACTTCTGATGCTTCTTTTCTGTCATCTTCCTGTAATAAATACAGGATGTTAAAACATACCTTTCCAACAGTTTCATTGCATATATCTCCTGAGAGATAGAATATTCTGTGTTCAAGGTTAATTAAAATATCGTCTCTACTGCACGACATAGCAATTACTCCTTTGCAAATGATTTTAAAAAGCTGTCCAGCTTTTGATTATCTGCCGATAGTTCTATCTCCTGAGGTTTACTAACCGTATCTTTCAATTTTGACGATGTAGTAATTGTCCAAGATTTCTCGTGACGGCAGTAGGAGGAATATATCCCGCCATTATTAGTGACATAATAGTGAGTCATTCTTATATCAACTCCTTAACTTTTGTGCTTCTTTTATCAAGAAACCCGCAAACAACTCTTTGGCTTTCATTGTTGCTTCGTCATCGGTGTCTGCTACAATATGAGTTTTTAATGAATAGATACCACCGTACTTGCCACATTGAACCTTGCCAATAGTGTCTTTTTGAACGACAAATCGCTCTAATGGTTTGGTCTGTTGGTGGTTAGTAAACACATCACCGCGTAAAGTTTTAGGCGTTTCTGTGCGAACAACAAGAATATAAAAACCAGACATCTTGAAGTATCGCAAGTCGTAATAGTATTCATATATTGTCATTCTAAACACCACCAAATGTTATTTCTTTTTGATATTTTGTTTTATCTTCTTTTGTTGGCGTGTATTCTTCATCTAACATCAACATAAGCGCCATCGTTACTATTGCGAGGAGTCCAAGGGTGTAATGGCGTAAACGGTAAGCTTGACCAAGAATGTTGATTTTAATATATGAGAAGGAGAATATAACCCTCTGTGAGAAATCGCAGTAAATAAAACATACCTCTGTTTAAGAGGTGTATGCTATGAAAGCATCCCGTTTATACTTGCGAGATAGTATAACGCCTTAGTTTGTAGGCGCGTCTTAATAATATGACTGTTTATTTTTGAGATGTCACAAGTCTATTTGCGGCTATAACCAACAGTTAATAAATCAGCCGTGCGGGGTAACATCAAATACCAAAAGGAGTTGAAGTTATGACAAAATATCAAAGAGCAAGAGCTCGAATAATGCGCGATAAAAAGCGCAAAGCAGAGATACGCTCTGAAAAGTTTAAATATAATGATAACTTCGACAGCGTTATCACAATGCAACACTTTGTCGAGGCTCTTGGAAAGTGTCGAAAGGGTGTTAGTTGGAAAGGTAGCGTTCAAAAATATACGCATAACGCTATTGTAGAAATCGACAGAACAGTAAAGAGTTTAAGGAACGGTGTTCTGCCAGAATTATCGAGCGTTAATCGTATTGTACTGTATGAAAGAGGTAAGCGTAGAGAGATTGTACCTATTACAATCCGAGACCGTATGACTCAGCGTGTTCTATGCGATAATGCTCTTGTGCCTGTGTTACAAAATTCTTTGATTTATGATAATGGCGCAAGTATGAAAGATAAAGGCGTAGATTTTGCACGAAAGAGATTAGTCGGTCATTTGCGAAAAGCTGTAAAAGAATATGGCTCTGAATTCTATATTTTAACTTTTGATTTTAAGAGCTTCTTTGATAGCATCCCACACCAAACTTGCCTCGATGTACTTAACCAAAACTTTACCGATAGATACATTAAGGGTTTAACTATGGCTATCATCAAATCCTATGAAAAGTCTGTCATTAACAGAACCTATACAGGAGAAGAAAGAGATAAACTTCTGGAGAGACTCAATAATAATCAGTCTCACGGTATTTGTCTCGGTAGTCAAATCTCGCAGATAATGGCTCTGGTTGTTCCGAATAAATTAGACCATTATGTTAAAGACCAAAGAAAGTTTAAACATTATATCAGATATATGGATGACGGTATGGTTATCTCGGATAATAAAGAAACCTTACATCAACTGTATGCCGAAATGAAGAAAATCGCAGACGAACTTGGACTGACATTTAATGATAAGAAAACAAGAGTTGTTAAATCTACTCGTGGTTTTGTGTTTATGAAAGTTCGTTATAGAATTACTCCCACCGGCAAAATCGTCAGCACTCTCACTAAAGCTGGAATTGTGCGTATGAGACGCAAGCTCAAGAAATTCAGACATTTAGTTGATGACGGCTGTATGACTCTGGACGATGTTTATAATTCGATGCAGTCGTGGCTCGCTCATACAAAAGTTGCGATGTCATATCACGCGAAAAGGAATATGTTAAAACTCTACAATGATTTATTTGATGGTTATAAATTAACCAAGAAATACGAACATATCAAGGGAGGTAAGAACGGTGAATTATTACAAACTGATAAGTGGCACGAATTTCGTTGGAATTGCTACTCAGCATAATTTCCGTGAGTTTCAACACAGGCACAGCATTATTCTGGCTTGTGACGAAGAGCGTGCTCAGTATGTTCAATGCGGTGATTTATTCTATCGCGCAGATTGGATGGTTCCTGTTACCACCGATAAAGTCTCCTACGAAACAGTTGAGTTAGTCAGAATTGAAAAAGACGAATATGACATATTACTTGCCGCTGTTGAAAAGGGAGAGGAAATCGAGATTGAACAGGAGCAAAATGAACCTGTCGAAGAAACTCCCGTAGTTGACCCTATCGAAGAAGTAACTCTCGATTATCTTAAAGAGGCAAAAATTAACGAGATGAGTTATGTTTGTAATCAGACAATTACAAATGGTTTTGATGTGGTGTTAAGTGATGGTAATACATATCACTTCTCTTTGACAACTCAAGACCAACTTAATCTTATTACTTTATCCTCTATGGTTGCAAGTGGCGAGACACAAATTCCGTATCACGCCGATGATGAGTTATGCAGATTTTACTCTGCCGAAGATATCAATACTATCATCACCGTTGCAACACAATTTAAAACATATCAGGTTTCTTACTTTAACGCTTTGAAAATGTATATCAATAGCTTAAAGAGAAAGAAAACTGTAGCCGCCGTTCAGTACGGTATGGCTATTCCCGAGGAACATCAATCCGAGGTACTTAAGACAATACTCGCTACGAATGGTGGTGAGTAATGTGAAAAAGGTTCTGAAGCCCGCTATATTATTTAGCGTTGGTGGAACGGTGTATTTGCTCATCGAAGTTCTGTGGAGAGCATTGAGAGGTAGCACACCTACACATTGGACTATGTTTATTCTCGGCGGTCTGTGTTTCCTTGCTATCGGGGCAATTAACGAATATCTTTCGTGGGACACTCCGTTTGTTATACAGACCTTTATAGGCACCGCTATTGTATTGGTGCTTGAATTCATATTTGGGTGCATCCTTAACCTATGGCTCGGTCTCGGTGTTTGGGATTACTCAGATGCACCATTCAATCTATTTGGACAGATATGCCTACCGTTTGCTGTTGCTTGGCTATTTTTGGTTGGCATAGCTATTATTCTTGACGACTATTTACGCTACTGGCTTTTCAAAGAAGATAAGCCACATTATAAATGGTCTCTAAACTAAATAAGGCATACAAATTGGAGTCTTGAAATATAGGCTCCTTTTTGTATATAAAACTGGTCTTTTATGTCACGCGACATAAAGGGCTTTTTGTATTTAAGGAGGTATATATGAAGTATACGGCATCCAACAAACCTTTAGTTTGTATGCAAACTAACAGCACCTGTTATAAGGGTACAAACAAAATGACAGTTAAGGGCGTGTTGTGGCATAGCACCGGTGCGAATAATCCTACACTCAAACGCTATGTGCAACCAAGTGATACGCCAGATAAAAGAGATACTGTTACGCTCGCTCAGATTGGTAAGAACGCTTATAAGAACGACTGGAACCATATTGAGCGTCAGGCTGGCTTGAACTGTTGGATTGGTAAACTTGCCGACGGTACTGTCACCACAATCCAGACTATGCCTTGGGATTATCGCCCGTGGGGTTGTGGTAGTGGTTTTAAGGGTTCCTGCAACTCTGGCTGGATACAGTTTGAGATTTGCGAGGACGGTTTAACCGATAAAACATACTTCAATGCAGTATATAAAGAGGCGTGCGAAATCACAGCGTACCTCTGCAAAATGTTTAATATTGACCCTAACGGTACTGTTAATGTAAATGGTGTAAAGGTTCCAACAATTCTTTGTCACCAAGACAGTTACAAACTCGGAATGGGTAGTAACCATAGCGATGTTACCCATTGGTTCCCGAAGCACGGCAAGTCGATGGCTACAGCGAGACAGGATGTTGCGGCATTGCTCGCGGCAGATAAGCCTGCTACATCTACTCCTGTTTCTACCACAGGGAAGACCTATTCCGTCGTAACTAAGATTAACAAATACGCTACTGCTTCTGACGCGCAAAGCAAGAAGAACAGTAAGGGTACTTATGAGGCTGGAACATATTATATCTATTCCAAATATCCGAACGGATATAACGGTATGTATAACATTTCCACCGATAAGACAGGAGCAAGTGCAGGTAGTTGGATTAACCCTGCGGAGAACGTAGTTCCGAAGCCCGCAACTCAGACCACAGATACAACCCAAAAGCTGTATCGAGTGCGTAAGTCCAAGGATGACGCAAAATCCCAAGTTGGCGCGTATAGCGTTCTCGATAACGCCAAAGATGCGTGTAACAAGGCTGGAGCTGGATATAAGGTTTTTGACTGGAACTACAAGGTTGTATATGAATACACGGCACCTGTCGAAACCAAACCTGAAACCAAACCTACTCAGCCTACTCAGCCGACACAACCCACTCCTGAAGTTGAGAAACCCAAGGAGGAAGTAAAGGTTGTAGCAGTATATGATTTAGACTTCCCAGAGAAAAACTTAATCGTAGATAAAAGTATTTCTCGCACAGAGACTGACTGTGTAAAGGCAATCAAAAAGATTATTTCTAACAATAGTGGTTTTGATGTTGAAATTGCAAAAGCATTTTGGAAGCTCGCTCCCAAATACAATATCGACCCTGTGATGGCTATTTCACAGTCTATTCTTGAGACAGGCTGGTTTAAATATGCGGGTTCTGCGGTTACACCGGAACAGCATAATTACTGTGGTCTCGGCGTTACAAGTAACGGTGTTGAGGGTGGTAAGTTTAATACTATCGAAGATGGTGTAACGGCACAGTTACAACATTTATTTGCTTATGGCTCTAAGGACGCTTTAAATGAAACGATAGTTGACCCACGTTTTAAATATGTTACCAGAGGTATTGCACCTTACTGGCAACAGTTAGCGGGCAGATGGGCTTGCCCGGGCTATGACACAAAAACATACGATACTCCCGCCAAGGCTATGGCTGCTAATAATACTTACGGTCAGAAAATCCGTGCGATTTACAATCAGATTGTAAGTATGGCTGTAACAGATGCGGATATTGAAAAATATTTCCCGACAGAGTTGCCTCAAGAAACACCTGATAAAGAACCTGTCGTTACACCGCCTACAGATATTGTTGACACACCAGAAAACACACAAGACACAAGTAAGATTGTGAACATCATTATTGAGGTGATTAAGAAATTACTTGAGTCTTTGATTGAAATTTTCCGCAAAGGAACAAAATAAGGAGGTAGGTTTATGAAGTTAATTACTGATTTTATTTCTGCTTATGGCGTTGAGATTATGATGGCAATTATTACTTTTGTTGCTACATATCTCGGTGCTTACTTGAAGAAAGTTATCACCAAATGGCTTGATAACAAAACAAAGCAGGATATTGCAAAAACTTGCGTGAAGGCTGTTGAGCAAATCTATAAGGATTTACACGGCGAAGAGAAGTTACAGGAAGCGTTGAAAGCCGCATCCGAGATGTTACAGTCTGAAAATATTGCTGTTACCGACATCGAACTCAGGATGCTTATTGAGGCTGCTGTAGCCGAGTTCAATGATGCCTTCAACAAGACTACAACTACTGACAACGCCGACGCTCCCGCAGAGGCATAATTAGAAGTTGCAAGGGTGCTACTTAGCGGTGGCACCCTATTATTGATTGGAGGTGATATGATTGAAAGGACTTGACGAATTTTTAAATATTTTCGGTGATATCACCGTACTACAAGTAGTTGAGCTTATTCTTGCAATCGTGTTCTTATGGGGCATTTATAAGCAAGTGAAGAAGCACTTTGATAACAAGGCAAAGGAAGCGTTAGAAAAAGCTGAAATTGAAAAACAACGCGATGCCGACATTAAAGAAGCACTTGATGCCGTACATAAGTATCCTCAGTATCGTCAACAGAGTATTGATATTCAGCACAAACTTGAAAGCCAAATTCAAGAACTGAAAGATTTACACAAAGACACCGTTACACAACTCAATACTATGAGCGAAACCGTACATCGTATGGAAGAAACGGAAACTCGCAGAGAGCGTAATAAAATGAGAGACACTTTATTGCAAAGTCATCGCTACTACACCAATCCAAAAACAAACCCCTCTGGTTCTTGGTCACGCGTAGAGTCAGAAACATTCTGGGAACTCTATTCGGAATACGAAGCAGCAGGAGGCAACGGATATATGCACACCGATGTTGTGCCTGCAATGAAGTTGCTTAAGGTTATTGATATTGGTGAAGAATAAAATTTAAGATGGAGATTGACCTATATATTGGTTGGTCTCCATTTTTTTGCGCGACTACCTTTTAAACCTACGCCACGCCCTCACAGTTAGTTTCTGACGCGAGTTTCAGGCTTAGGCAGGTAAGTTGTAGGCTAATTAGAAAACCCCTAAAAACAGCCTTAAAACGCGTTCTACGAGGTGTTATTATTTGCACATTTTCTAATGTTTTAAAGTGCAATTCTTGCACATTTACAAGGGTTCCAAAGTGCAAAATGACACTTTGAATAATGTTTATAATTATAGACAAAAAGTCGGTTTTTGTTCATAATTATTGACATTATCATTAGGGTAAAAAGAAAGGGCTACAAGACCGAAGTCTCATAGCCCTTAACTGTGTGATTAAATGAATACCGAAATATTCAGGTCTAACCAATTATAAATTCTGTGCCTTGTAGAGTATGCGTAGAGATAAGTCTTGGCTTGACTTAAATCTATTGAGAACTCTTGTGCTTTGACGAAATTACTTTTTCCTACTTTCGTTAATAGCAGCCTGAGCTGCTGC